AATACTTGTCGTGCATCAGGGCATCGCCCAGGATCGCGACGAGCTGCGTGTCTTGACGGTGCCACGGATCGACGAGCGAGCTTTTCGCGTCGTACACCAGGGCGTCGAGGTTGCGATAGTCGGCCGATGCGTCAGCGCCGACGACGATCGAGCCGGCAACTTTGCCATCCTTCATCACGCGTTGCGCGGCGCCTTCGCGATACTTCTGCAGCCAGCCCTTGTTGACGTCTTGCAGCAGCGGGTTTGCCGTGCGATCGGACGAGGCCGCGCGCGACGTGCCGTTGAAACCGATCATGATGCGGTCGAGCGCTTGACGCGTCACGATCAGGTCACGAATGAGGGTTTCGAAATTCGGAAACTTCGCCCACATGTCGAGCTTTGCGAACGAGATGTGCGTGTCGAAATTCGTCTGCGTGCAGAAATAGCCGATCGAGTCGATCTCGGTCGGATCGACGGTTGCACGATCCTTAACGGCCGTGTCGGTCGTGCCGGCGATCGGGCCGCCGATGCCGAGGCCGAGCTTTTCGCCTTGTTGATCGGTCACGGGCGCGACGTTGATCGATTTGAGAAACGCGCTCGACTCTTGCATGTGCGCTTCGAGGGTTTGCTGCACAGACGGCGCGACGTTGAATTTCTTCGTCGCGTCGATCACGGCGCTCAACGCGGCGATGTTCGCCAGGTACGCCATGAACAGCTCGCGGGTTTTGTTCTGCATGTGTGGTGCTCCGGGGGTGAAAGAACAGTGAGGCCGAGGGGTTGGTTTAACAGTCGGTTTTGACGCGTGCAGCGGCGCCAGTCGAGAGCGGTCGCGATGGTGCGTTGCCGGTCGTCGAGAGCTGCGTGTGCAGCTCGTCGAATGCCATGCGATCAGCTTCGCGCGCCTGGGTCAGCTCGACGAGCTGCGCGTTAGCGGTGCCGAGCTGCGCGGCCAGGTCGGTGATTCGCTTCTCGTTGTCGATCGAGGCTTGCGCTTGCTCGACGGCGTGCTTTGCCAGGGATTCGACGGCATCGGCCATTTCAGCGAAACGCGTGTCGTCGGCGCCGGCCGCCGGCTTTTTCTTCGCCAGGCCGAGCACGTTGAGCAGTTCTTTCACGCCCGAGAGCAACGCCGGCAGCGTCGGGGTTTCCGGCTCGGCTTCGAATTCGATCGTCGTCTCGTGTCCGGCCGTGAAAAGGTTCGTCGGCGTTTGCTTGCGATTCGCGAACGGCGAGGCCGCCGGGTTTTGAGCGGCGAAAGAAAGGATTTCGGTGCCGAGGCTTGCGGGGCTATCGGTCACGGCCAGGCCGACGAGATAGGCTTGCTTGGTGTCGGCGAAAGACGTGTCGATCTCGCACGACGTGTAAATCTTCTGGCTTGCCTTCGTCAGCGCGACGAGATCGGCGGTCGGCTCGATTTGCGCATACAGGCCGAGCTTTCCCTTGAATTCGCCGTCGAGTTCGCGCGCCTCAACGGCCAGCACGTCGCCGTAAGCCTTGAACGGGCCATCAGGCAAAACGCCTCGGAAGTGTTCGAGATTCACGCGGGCGCCGTACTTGGTGCGACTGTAGTTCGCGGCGATTTGCTCGATCCAGGTGCGCTCGATCACGCGGCCGTCAGTCGTCGCGCCTTCGACGGCGATGCGAAACAGTTTCGACTTGGCGAGCTGCGCGTCGGCGGTCGAGCCGATTGCCATGCCGGCCAGGCCGAGAGCGCCCAGGCCGGCGCCGGTGCCGTGTTGCGTGATCGTGCCGACGAGCTGCGCGCCGAGATCGACGTGAGCGAGTGCAGCATTCGCGACGAGCGCCGCCGCGTGTGCGTCCATTGTGAAAGCGAACGCGATCGCCGCAACGGCGAACGACATAAGCGACAACTTGCGTTTGTGCATCGTTAGGTCTCCAACAGGGTTCCGAGGGGTTCGGGAAAGGGTTCAACGTGAGTTGATATCTTGCGATCGTGGCGTCAATGTCTCAACGACTGGCGGTTGTCGGCGCTTTGGATACAAGGGCCTAAGCGTGCTTGCGCGCGCGCGGCGCGGGAAACTTGGGGCCATGCTAGAAACTTCCGATATCGCCCCCGCTCTCGAATCGAACGCCGATCCTCGGCGCATTGCGCGTGCGCTCTTTTGGCAAGGTTGGCGCGTCTCGTCGATCGCGCGTCACCTGGGCGAAAAGCGCCCGACTGTCGAGGCGTGGAAACAGCGCGATAAATGGGCCGAGGCGCCGGCGATCGAGCGCATCGAGTCGTCGCTCGAAACGCGCCTTGCGGTGCTCATTGCAAAGGATCAGAAAACCGGCGGCGACTTCAAAGAGATCGACTTGCTCGGGCGCCAGGTCGAACGCCTGGCGCGCGTGCGCAAGTACGGGGAAACGGGGAAAGAGAGCGACTTAAACCCGAACATCGAGGCACGCAACGCGGCGCCGCGCAAAGAGCGCAAGGCAGCTCGAAACGAGATCAGTGAGCAACAGGCCGAGCGCATTCGCGAGGCGTTTCTCGACTCACTTTTCGATTATCAAAAGGTCTGGTTTCGACAAGGGCATCAGCGCACACGCAACATTCTCAAGTCGCGGCAGATCGGCGCGACTTGGTATTTCGCACGCGAGGCACTAGACGACGCGATCGGCACGGGTCGGAATCAGATTTTTCTATCCGCGAGCAAGGCACAGGCGCATGTGTTCCGGCAATACATTTGCCAGTTCGCGCGCGAGGCGGCCGACGTCGAGCTAACGGGCGAGCCGATCATCTTGCCGAATGAGGCGATTCTCTATTTCCTCGGCACGAACGCGCGCACGGCGCAGAGCTATCACGGCAATTTCTATTTCGACGAGTATTTTTGGGTCGGCGGTTTTCAGCAGCTCAACAAAGTCGCCTCGGGCATGGCGATGCACAAGAAATGGAGAAAGACGTATTTCTCAACGCCGTCGAGCATGGGGCATGCCGCCTATCCGTTTTGGAGCGGCGATCACGCGAATCGCGGCCGTGCGAAGGTCGATCACCTGCATCTCGACGTCACGCACAAGGCACTCGCCGGCGGCCGGCTCGGCGAGGATGGACAGTGGCGCCAGATCGTCACGGTCGAGGATGCGGTCGCCGGCGGGTGTGATCTCTTTGATCTCGACGAGCTGCGTCGCGAATACAGCCCCGAGGAATACGCGAATCTCTTGATGTGCCAGTTCATCGACGATACGGCGTCGGTGTTCAAGTTCGCCGACATTGAGCGGTGCATGGTCGATTCCTGGGATGAATGGCACGACGATTTCAAGCCGTTCGCCGCGCGCCCGTTCGGCTTTAAACCCGTATGGGTTGGCTACGATCCAGCGCTTTCCGGCGACTCGGCCGGCTTGATCGTGCTTGCCCCGCCGGCGGTGCCTGGCGGCAAGTTTCGCGTGTTGCACAAAGAGCAATGGCGCGGCATCGACTTCGAGGCACAAGCCGAGGCGATTCGCCGCGTCACACAGAGCTTTAACGTCGAATACATGGCGATCGACACGACGGGTATCGGGCAAGGTGTCTATCAGATCGTCAAAACGTTCTACCCGCACGCGGTCGCGCTCAACTACTCGCCCGAGGTTAAAGGGCGCCTCGTGCTCAAAGGCTTGTCCGTCGTCGGCAAGGGCCGGCTCGAATTCGATCGCGGTTGGACTGATTTAGCGCATTCGTTCATGGCGATTCGAAAGACGGTCACGGCGAGCGGAAAGAAAGTGACATACGAGGCGAGCCGCAGCGAGGAAACGGGGCACGCCGATCTCGCCTGGGCGTGTCTGCATGCGCTCGGCAACGAGCCGCTTGAGGGCACGACTTTCAACAATACCGGCTTTATGGAGTTCTCTTGATGAGTCAGCGACACAAACGCACGCACGGCGAGCAGCCGGCGCCCGCCACGCCGGCCGCGCCCGCCAGGGCCGAGGCTTTCACGTTTGGCGATCCTATGCCCGTGCTCGAACGCGCGGAAATCCTCGACTACGTGGAAACCTGGGCGGCCGGAAAATGGTTCGAGCCGCCGGTGTCGTTCGCCGGCTTGGCAAAGTCGTTTCGCGCCGGCGTGCATCACGGCTCGGCGATCTACTTCAAACGCAACGTGCTCGCCTCAACGTTCATCCCTCACAAGATGCTCTCGCGCGACGAGTTCGGAAAATGGGCGCTCGACTTCCTGGTGTTCGGCAATGCGCCGATCGAGGCGGCGAAAAACAAGCTCGGCGGCCGGCTCCCGCTCAAACGCGCGCCGGCGAAATACGTGCGGCGCTCGACAGACTTGCAGGGCTTCTATCAGATCAACGGTTGGCAGATCGAACACGAGTTCGAGGCCGGCTCGATCTTTCACTTGATGGAACCCGACATTAATCAAGAGGTGTACGGCTTGCCCGAATATCTCGGCGCGTTGCATTCCGCCTGGTTGAATGAATCGGCGACGCTCTTTCGCCGGAAGTATTACGAGAACGGATCGCACGCCGGGTTCATTCTCTACATGACCGACGCGGCGCAAAAGCAAGAGGATGTCGATAATCTGCGCGAGGCATTGAAGCAAAGCAAAGGGCCAGGCAATTTCCGAAACCTTTTCATGTACGCGCCGAACGGAAAGAAAGAGGGCATCCAGCTCATACCCGTTTCCGAGGTCACGGCGAAAGACGAGTTTTTCAATATCAAGAACGTCACGCGCGACGACTTGCTCGCGGCGCATCGTATCCCGCCGCAGCTCATGGGGATCGTGCCGAGCAATACAGGGGGATTCGGCGCGGCCGACACGGCCGCCGAGGTGTTCGGTGCGAACGAGATCGAGCCATTGCAACGGCGCTTCACGCAGCTCAACGAATGGCTCGGCGACGAGGTTGTGAGGTTCACCCCTTACGGCATCAAGAAAGCCGCAGCATAGGCCGCCACGGGGCGCCCTGCCCTATCCGGCAATGAAAGCAAAACGCCAGGTCCGCGACGTGCGCGCCTGGCGTTTTCTATTCGGACATTCTTGCGGTTGATCGTTTGAGCCTTGCCCCGTAAGGGATTCGGCGACGCCTATTCGGACATTTTTGCGGTTATGTCAGAACAGCGCCCTTTGAGGGTCCGGGCGAAACTTGAATTCGAGGCCGGTTACTTTGCGGCCGGCGCGGCGCACGTCCCATTCGATTTCTAGGCCGTTCTTTTCCCGCAGCTCTTTCACGGCCGGCTCGATCACGCGCACGCGCAGGGCTTTGAAATCGACGAGGCAGCTTTTCGGCGCGTCCATCGCGCGTTGAAAATCTTCGATGGTCGGCATGTAACAGCCGGTCGATTTCCATGATTGAAAGCATTCGAACAGCCGCCAGCTATAGGCCGAGCGCAAAGCCGCCGCTTGCTTGAGCTTGTATGAGGTGAATTCCTTGCGCAGCCCGTAGAGGTGCGGCACGACTTCGTGCCACCAGTGCAGCTCTACCCATCCCTCCCCCTTGTGATACTTGACGCCGCCCACCCATCGAAATTTGTGTTCCTCGGTGCCCTTGCGTGTCTCGCGGGTCGATCGCACGTATCGGTTAAAGAGCTTTTCGCTCGCGTCGCGCAATTGCGTGTAAGCCGTGTCGAGATCGACGTCGAACGTCTCGGCATACTCGGCGGCCGAGAGGCGAACGGTCCATGCGCCTTGCTGCACGAGAGGCGTGCCGGCCGGTATCGAGTCGATCTTAGAAATGCAAGCCGAGATTAGCCGCTTTTCCGCGAGCAACAGGCTATGCGCTGCACGCGTTAGGGCGTTGCTCATGTTCACATTCTTCTCGGCGATCGGTGCGTCGAGATCCATCTTTAGCGCAGCGCGCGTTTTCTTCATTCGGACACCCTTGCGGTTATTCGGACAGCGACAAACAAGTGCCCGATTGTGCCTATTCGGACATCATCGGTCAAGTGTCCGGATAGAGTGTGGATAACCCCCCGCCTCGGCCTTGTGGATACCACCGCAAAAATGTCCGATAGACCGCAAAAATGTCCGATGAAACCGCAGAAATGTCCGAGTCATCGCCCGGAAAGCCTTGCCTGTATTGGCTTTGCGGGCCTTTAAAAACGTATAAGAAACGTTAAAGAAACCGCGCATGAGAACACGCCGCGCGTCGGTGCTCACAAAACGATCACGGCCGGATAGAAAACCACCCCCCGCGCTACGCGCTCCGCCCCGTGAGGGGCAACAAGTGCGCGCTCCGCGCGACCCTTGACGATCAAACCCGATCCAGACGACCGATGCCGCGCACGTTGGCGCGGCATCGGTCCTCGACGTCACCAGCTCACGACACGCTCGCCGAGCTGCACACGCGACTCTCAAAAAAGCATCGAGCATTGAACGCATGCGGGGCTATGGCCTAAGCGCCCGACGCGGCTTCGCCACGCCGGCCACTAAGGCCGACATAAATCGCGCTCGCCGTGTCGCTCCGCTTCGCTACGCGCCCCGCCGATCGCTCAAGTCGGATCGCGTGCGATCCATGCCTCATGCACTCGTGATGCACGCCGGCCGAAAGGTTCAGCAATGAGGGGGCCGCTCGGCTTCACGTCCTCACGTCCGCCGTTCGCTCGCTCGGCTCGCGGGGCGTCGCCTGGTCGAAATGCCGCGCGAGCAAGCGGTAAGCGTCGAGCGCCGGCGGGTTCGCGCCGGTGCGGTTGCAGTAGCGCCAGGCCGCGACGAGAGCGAAGTATTCCGCCTCGTGCCGGCGCAAGCCGCCGTCGAATTCCATGATTGCCGCGCGCTCGGCGTACAGCTCACGCGCGTCGGTGTCGTCGTCGAGGGTCATCGCCCGATGTTACGGGGGCGCCAGGCCGGCCGCCAGGCGTTCGCCGTGCGTCGGTGTCGCCGTGCGGTACGCGAGGCGCGCGCGGGGCCGCCACGGGCCGCGCACGGGGTCGCCAGGGGGTCGGCCGCCCCCGAGGCGCCGGCCGGGCGAGCGGGCCGATTTACCAGCGATCGCCGCCCGAAATTCGCAGTCACCCCTCCGCGCCTGCCCGCTTCTTGGGTCTCCCCTTTTCATGCGGTGCGTGATTTCGGCGCCTGGGCCGCCGTGGCGCGGGTTTCAGCGGGTATTCAGGGTCGCCGAGTCGATGCGGATTGATGCGCGCCAGGCCAGGTTTTCGGGCGTTTGCCGGCCGCCGGTGCGAGGCGTCTGAAAAGGGCGGATACCTGGCGGCAAATTCGAGGGGCACAGGCGTTTCACTCGTGGATGCGTGGATTCGGTGTGGAGTGCCCGCAAAGCCTTATCCCATAAGGGTTTGACGTCCACAAGGCATCCACGAGTTGAGCCTTTTTGATGGGTGGAATCCGTGGATTAAAAAATAGGCACTTCGGAAACCCGAGGAAACCGGGCCTTTGCTTGTGGGCGCGCGCTTTTTCTTTTCACTGCCCTTTCTTTCTTTCTTTTCAACAATTTAAGAGAGAGAGAGAGTAAGACGCGGCGACGGCCGGCCGTGGCGAAACGAGGGGCACTCGTGGAAAAACGAGGGGTACTCGTGGATATGTTCTTTACGATAATCAATGACTTAGGCGCAAACGGGGCCGAAATCCACGGGTTTTAAAACATGCGTGTGCCGACTTGCAGAAAAAAGCGATGCCCGCGCGCCTGGTGCTCGATCGCCTCGATCTCGGCCGTCGCCGACGAGCTGCGCGACGTCGATCGAGGTGTCGGCCGGGTCGTCGGCCGGCGCCGGCATGTTGCTCGACGAGCTGCGCGCGCCAGGTGCGCGGCCGGCGGCCGACGAGATCACGCCCGCCCTTTCCGATCGGACGAGGGCGCGACGCGGGCGCGCGCGGGGCGCCTGGTGCGCGCCTCGATCGGGCCGCCCTACCCTACCGGCCGGCGCCTCGAACGGTGCTTGATATCAACTTGATGTAACCATATAATCAGTATTCAGTTGATGTTGTTTATGTAGCAAGTTGATATCAACCTAGTATGACGTTCATATAACTTTAAAGGGGTTGGCAAATGGCTAAAGCGGTGTTCACGGTAGGCAACACAAAGGGCGGGGTCGGCAAGACGACGACAGCGGTGCAGCTCGCGCTCGGGCTTGCGCTTGAGGGTGCGCGGGTCTGGTTGGTTGACGGCGACAGGCAAGAAACGAGCATCGACGCGATCACGATGCGCGCGGAATCGGGCAAGCCGATGATCGCCGCCTCGGCGTATGCCGAGGGGCCGAAACTGCGCGCGCAGGTAATGCAGCAGCGGGACGCTTACGACTATGTGGTGATCGACGCCGGCGGCCGTGACTCGACGGCGTTGCGCGCGGCGCTCACGTTGAGCGATGCCGTGTTGATTCCGTTTCTTCCGCGCTCGTTCGATGTGTGGGCGCTCGAAGATATCGCCGAGCTTGTGAAAGAGTCCAAGTCGGTCGCCGACTTGCGCGCCTTCGCGTTCGTCAATCGCGCCGACTCACAGGGCAGCGATAACCGTGATGCGGCCGAGGCCGTCGCCAAATATCCCGATCTCGAATTGCTCGACGCCCGCTTGAGCGATTACAAGGCATACGCGAACGCGTGCGGCGTCGGCTTGCACGTCGAGGAAATGCCGCGACGCCACCCCCGCGCGTGCGCCGAGATCGAGCGCTTGCGCGACTCGCTTTTCTCGGCCTTGGCGATTGCAAGTTAATATCAACCTAATAGCGATTCAATAGCGAGGAAATATCAAAATGGGGATCACGTCAAAGCCGGCGCGCGCAGCAGCGCCAAAGGTCAGCGAGCAGGATATCGGCGCTTTCATTTCAAAGGCGCCCGACGCGAAAGAGCAGGTCGCCGAGCCGGCGCCGGCCAGCGCGCCGGCCGCAGCTCCGGCGCGATCGCCGGCCGCAGCTCCGGCGAGCACGCGCAAGCAGCCGATCAGCTTGACCATTGCGCCGGCGCTTCTGGCGCGCGTTGACGAGGCCGCGGTGCGCCTCGGCTTGAGCCGTGCCGCAGCCGTCGCGCTCGCGTTGTCGCGCTTCGTTGAGGCCGAGGGGGCGCGATGAAAGGTGAGGCCGAACGGTTAGCACGCGTCGCGGCGCGGACCATGCGCCGCCGGTTCGAGGCATGGGCGGCCGGCAAGTTCAAGCTCGATCGACTCGACGACGCCGACGAGGATTCGAAATACGCGAATTTCAGCACGCAAGCCGCGTTCGAGGGTTGGATCGGCGCGACGCTCGACGAGGCAATGAGGGGGGATCAGTAATGGCAATGGCGAAAGGGCAGCTCGATCGCCTCGACGAGATCGCCGAGGCGGTGCTCGCCGGCGACGACGACGCGCTCGGGCCGGTATCGACTGGCGAGCGCATCTATGTCGCGCTCGCGGCGAATCGCGCCGAGTTGATGCCGGCCGGCTATACGCTCGTGCAAGCGATCGCACGGCTCGACGACGACACGGCCGCGCTCGTGGCGCGTTGGGAGCATCGCTAGGGCAAAAAAAACGGCCGCACGAGGCGGCCAAAAGGTCAGGCAGGGGGTATTCAGTGAGCCGCCGGCGCGAGAGCGTCAGCGGCTTTTTTCATTGGAGCGTGAGCCGGCCGTCGCGCCAGGCGAGGAACGTGCGCCGCAAATACTCGTGAAAGCGCCGCTCGGCTTCTTTGTTCGTTTCCAGCTCGGCGCGCGACTCGATCTCGCACACGTACCGGATGAATTGCGCCGCGTCGCGCTCGGTCACGGTGTCGAGCGTCGTGAAAGCTCGAACGAATTCGCGAAAACGCGCGTCGCGCGGCAGCATCGCCGACAGTTGCACGGTATTCATTGCGGGGCGATCTCCGTCGAGCTGCGCGCGCGCGTGTCGCCGGCGCGCAGCTCGCGCGGCGCGTATCGGTGCGTTTCCCATTCGGCGCGAAACTCGCGCTCGATGCGCTCGCGCTCGCGCTCGTTCGCACGATCGGCCGCGACGACGAGCGCGGCGAGGATCGGCACAGACAACGGATAGAGCACGAACGCGCCGAGGCGGCCGACGATCGCGACGAGCACGATCGCCAGCTCGCCGGCGCGCTCGCCGATCTCGCGCCAAAGCGCGCGGTCGAGCAGCGACAGCGGGACAAACAGAGCCGTACTTTTCAATGCCTGGCGGTAAGTCATAAAACGTTGCTCCGGTCGAAATGCGGGCCGCAGGGCGGCCGGCGAGGGAAAGGGAAGGGCAGGGCAAGGGCCGGCCGCCGGCGGGGCGCCTGGCGGCCGTTTATCAGGCGTTCTCGTGGACGTGATCGAGGCGCCGGCCGACAGAGAGGCCATACGACGAGAGCCGCTTGAGCGAGAGGGGCGTGAGGTGCGCGACGCGTTTCATAAAGATCGTGCGCTCGATCTCTTTCTCGCCAACAGTCACGCCGGCCGCGACGAGTTGCTTGCGGAACACGGCCGGCGTTTTCACGGGCAATTGATTCCACTTCTCGCGCAAGCCGGTCGAGCCGGAAATGTGATCCATGATGTGAGCGGGGCGCACGAGCAAACAATCTTCGCCTTCCACGTCGTCGAATTTGAAAGGGTGTTTGAAGTTGCCGGCGTCGATCTCCGACAGGGCGCTTTCGAGAATCCAAACCCAGGGCGAGCGCTCGGCGGTCGTCTCGGAAATGTGGCGATTCATTTCGGCGACGAGATCGGCGCCAAAGTTGCCGGCGTTGGTCGGCATGCCGGCAAAGTCGCACAGGTAGCCCCAGGCGAGCAGCATCGCGGCATAGTTGCTCGCCATGCGCTTTCCGCCTTCGTCGTCGGCGCTCGCGCAGCTCTTGCTCAGGCAATACGCGCGCAGCTCGTCATACTTGTCGAGCACGGCCGAGCGATCCAGCTCGGCCAGGTATTGCAGCCATTGCCGCACAGGGAAACGCGGCAGATCACGCGGCAACATCGGGCCTTTCTTGCCGGTGAGGTTGGTGCGGCAGAGCTTGCCGTGCAGCGACTTAACGGGCACGTCCTCACCAGCGAGCAACACGGGCGCCGAGAGAACATATTCGGTCATTTCAGAGCCGCGCTTGGTGATGGTGTATTGATAATTCTCTTGCAGCAGCGCGACGGCTTTGTCGATCACGTCTTGCTTGCGCGCGCTCAATTCCTCCCATCCGACAGGGTGCGACGTGTGCGAAATGCTCGTGAGCAAACGAAACTCTGTTTGCAGCGATTGCCCCGAGAACATCGTAAAGCCGATCGTGCGCTCGATCGCCTTGATAAGCGTCGATTTGCCGGCGCTCTTGTCGGCTTGCATCATCATGTGCGGCCAGAATCCGAGCAGGGCTTTCAAGTGCCCGCCCAATCCCCACACGAGCGCCATTGAGGCCGCGTTTTGCTTGAACGTCTCTTGATACTTCGAGAGCACGCGGGCCGCGTCAGACACGGGGCCGCTCGTGAAAGTCAGGTCGCTATACGGGCATTGTTGCTCGGCGTTAGTGAAATAACAGTCGGGGCCTTCGTTGACGACGAGCCGGCCGTCGCGCCAGGCCAGGCCGACGAAATTCGCCGCGCTGCGTGCGCCGAGGTGCGCCGTGCGTTCGAGAATCGAGAGCATGCGCGAGAACCGTTTCGGCTCCCATATCGGGCCGAATTGTTGCCACACGGCCAGGTTATGCACTTGCTTGTCTTGCAACACGGCGCGCGTGAGGTTGGCGCCGTGGCGAGGCGTCTGCACGGTCACGGCGAAATACGGCGTCGGCGCGTTGTCGGGGTCGCCGGTCATCGTTGCCGCCGCACTGGCGACAGACACGCGACTCAGCGACGCGACGCGAAAGCCGGCGACGTCAACGTGAGTTGGCTTTTCTTCTTCGCCGTCGCCGGCTTTCGCCAGGTAGCTAAGAAAGTCGAGGCGCGTGCGATAGCGCCAATACTGGCGAAAGTCTTGCTCGGGCAGCCATACGCGAGCGGGGCCGCGATGCGCCTTGGCTTCGCCAGGCAAACCCGCAATGATCCACTCCTCGTATTTGTTGATCGCCTTGCGCAGATCGTCGGCGCCGCGCAGTTGCAGATAGTCGTTTGCATCGTTGATCGACTCGGTTTTCTTCGTCGCGCCGTCAGCCAGGTCGCGAACCCAATCGCCTTGATCGACGAGAATCGCCGCGATGTTCAGCGCGGTAAGCCGCTCATACAGCGCACAGGCCGCGTCGGGGCCGGGCCGCTCGCCTTTACGGGGGCCATCGGCGATCACGTCGTCGTTATCCATGCAGATCACGACTTGCTTATCGCGCAGAAACGAAAAGTCGATGTTGTGGACGTTGCCGACGCCTCGGATCGCATAGGCGGCCGTGCGCGGCATTTCGCACGAGTCGATCGAGAGCGCATTGATCGCGCTCTCGACGACGACGACGCGCTCGGCGTCTCTCAGCTTGCGCGGGTCGGCCGTCCATCCGAACCCGTCTTTCTCGCCCTGGGTCTGCGTCTTGACTCCGCCATTGATCGAGGGGTCGAGATAGCGCATGTCAACGGCGACGAGCTGCGCGCCGTTCAAGTCACGGACCAGGAACACAGCAGCGGGGCCGCCGTGCCCGACTTCGCCGGCGGGTTTCTTCGGGCTTGTCCAGTCGTTAAAGCCGAGCGTCTTGCACTTGAGCGCCCGGTCGATCGCCGCGTCGGTGATGCCGCGCCCGGTGAGATATGCGCGGGCCTTCTCGCGATTCTCGATCGCGCGCTCGCCGATGTAATCGACGGCCGTTTTCGGGCGTTGCTCGGCCGGTGCGTCGATGCGATCACGCGGAATGTTGTATGCGTCGTGCAGGTAACGCATTGCCTCGGCGACGTCGCAGCCTTGCACATGAATCACGAGGTCGATGCACGAGCCGCCCTTGTTGGCGGAATGATCTTTCCAGCCGGTGCCGCGATCGGGCAGCGGGGGAAAGATCGAGAGCGAGGGGTTTTTGTCGGCGCTATGGGGCGAATGGTAATTCGCTTTCTCGCCGCCTTTGCCTTTCTTGATGCCGAGCCGATCGGCCAGATCGTGCAGGTCAATGAGGCGTTTGAGTTCGTCAATTGAGGCCATTTTTTATCAGTCGTTCGCCGTTTGCGGGCGTGAGTTTTCCCCGCCGCAGCTCTCGCGAGCGCGGCCAGGTGTTCAATTTTTTGCGGGGGTGTTTAGTGCGCGAGCTGCGCGTCGGAGGTGTCGCCGAGGCCGTTCGCGAACATGCGTCGCGTGCTCGGAACAGGCAAGCTCGACAGGGCCGGCGTTTTCGCCAGGTCGATCAATTCGGCGACGGTGAAAACGCGCATGCGGCCGTTTTTCGGGTCGCGAATAAAGACGGCGTAAGACGTCGTGAGCGAAACATCGACGTATGCCTTGCAACGTTTCGACTCGTGTTCGCCGAGGGCTTGCAGCGTGGCGACTTCCGCCTCACGGCTCGAAACCATTTCAGTTTCGATCAGGTGCGCGACGCAACGCTCGACGAGCAAGGTGCGATCGTGTTCGAGGTGTTCGCCCTGGTGCTTTGCCAGAAACGCGAGTGCGACGTAATGCAAGGTGTTGTCGAGGTTCATGCTTTGGTCCCCTTCCGGTTCGGTCATTCAATCCAACAGTTGAAGTTGCTGCATAACGCGCTCTCTAACGTGCTTCGAGATCGGCAAGCCGATCGCCGGATTCGGCTTGGCACTCGGCGAGAGCGTTCGCACGGCTTCAAGATTCGCAACAAAGGTATGCCCGCATGTGTAATCGACACAGACAAAAACGATCTCTCGCATCGTTGTCGTCAGCTCTCGCGACGTGCGTGCAATTACTCGACTACGGCAATGCGGACAGCTCAGAGTGATTCGCATGTTTCTATTTCCCCGCTCGGTATAAGGAATCCGCCCCCGGCCTTATTCCTTCACGGTATTTCTTTTTGTCTATCGCCGGCCGCGCTTTTTATTTGTGAGCGCATACGCCTTGAGGCCTTCGAGATAGATAATCCGAGCCATCGAGGCGGCGCTACGCGCGTTCTCTCTTGCCAGGGCTTGCAGCGCGTCGATTTCATCGCCGCTCATGGTGATCGGCACGCGTTTCGCGCTCGATTGATTTGCATTGATAGTTGGCATGACTGGTTTCACTATGTAACAAGTTGTCGCTTGGTGTTACTAAGTGTAATTATATGCCTTACCGTTGCCTAACGCACATACTTTAATGAAATTTTCATTGCCCGAAATGAGAGAAAAAAAGGTGCTTATTCAAGAGATCATTGACAGAATGAAAGAGGTAGTCGGCGTTACAAAAGACGTCGAATTAGCCGAGGCGTTAGGTGCGTCGCGCAGCTCGACGGCCGTATGGAAAATCCGCGAGCGCGTGCCTTACTCCGAGTGCATGACGCTCGCGCAGCAATACGGGGTAAATCTCGACTGGCTTTTGCTCGGCAGGGGCACGGCGGGTATTGAGGAACCGGAACTAGAGTTGCATCCTGGTAACGTCCCTAATTTCCCCGATCAGTACGTCGAGTTTCCGGCGTTCGATATGCCGAGCTTCATCGAGAACGAGGTCGCGCAACAGTCGATGCGCATGCCGCGAACATGGATCGAGGGCGAGGGGGTGAGCATCGACGACACGATCGCGATGCGAGTGACAGGAAATTGCATGACGCCGACAGTGTGCGACGGCGACGTGTTGCTCGTCGATCGACGGCCGCGCGACATTGACGGCGTGTATCTCGTGAGAGTCGGCGAGAGCCTTCGAATAAGGCGAGTGCAACGAGTGTTCGGCGGTTCGTTGCACTTGCTCTGTGATAACAAAACCTATGCGACGGACGTGATACCCGCCGACCAGGCCGACGCCGTTGATTTCATCGGGTATTGCTTCGCGCACTTCCGGCGCGTGCGCTAGGTTTCTTACTCGGCGTTTCAAGCTCCTTTTTCTCAGCTCGCTTGATCGTGTTGTAAAGCGTCGTGCGTCCGACGTTGTATCGCGCGGCAATGTCTTTCAGCGGGATCGAGCCGTCTTGCATTAGCACGCGTATTTCGGCGATCGCCTTGTCGTCGAGTGCAGCAGGGCGCCCGCCCATTCGCCCACGGGCACGAGCGGCTTTCAAGCCGGCGCTCGTGTTCTCACTTATCACGTCGCGTTGATATTGCGCCATCACCGCTATAACGCCGAAAAACATGCGGCCTTGTGCGGTGCTCGTGTCGATCTTTTCCGACAGGCTTTCGAACCCGATGCCGCGCTCGGCAAGTTGCTCGACGATACGCACGAGATCGACGAGTGAGCGGCCGAGGCGATCGAGGCGCCATACGATCAGCGTGTCGCCTTTGCGCAATGCCTTGAGCATGTTTGCCAGCTCGACGCGGCCGGCCGCTTTCTTCCCGCTCGCCTTTTCTTCGTACACCTGGGCGCAGCCGGCGCGCGCCAGGGCGTCGCGTTGCATGTCGAGGTTTTGATCGATCGTTGAAACGCGGGCGTATCCGATACGCATGCCGCCCGACACGAGATCGAGCGTTGCCTTGTCAGCGGGATCACGCATGGCATGCCCCCATCGAGCGCAGATACGCGCCGAGCTGCGCGCGTTGGTAGCCGATGCCGCCGGCCGTCTCGGTGATCGTCACGTCGGCCGGGATCGAGCCGAGGCGAATGCGCCGCTCGATCGCCGCGCGCATTACGCGCCGATATGTCTTGCCGCCGACGAGCATCGCCGAGCGCACGCCGGCCGGCCAGTCGATCGCGTCGAATTGCGCCAGGTCCGCGAGCATATCGTCGGCGCGCGCGTCGCTCATGCGCAGCTCGTAAGGTTCGATCACGCGGTCGGCCGGCAGAAAGCCATGTTTCGCCGACAGGATCACGACGGCCGGCCGCGTCGCCGGCGCATTGGCGCGAAACGTGGAATACATGACGCCGAGATACAGCTCGAACGCCGGCGCGGGCGTCGCGCCCTTCGTCGCCGAGCACGCCATGAGAACAAGGTGCTTTTGCATGTTGGTTTTTGGTATGTTCACAAACCCGCTAGGCGGGGTTTTCGGTACATAGAAAAGTGTACTAGGTTTCGGAACACGCCGGAACGAAAAAAAGGGCGCGAGGCGCCCAAAGTCCGAACCGTTCCGAAATGTGTCGTTTTGCGAACGCCTGGCGCCGGCTATCCGCCGCCCTTGCGAAAGTGCGAGCGGTGCCGGTCGCTCGTCGGATCGTCGCGCGTCTCCAGCTCGAGCGCGGTCGTGAATCCGCCATCGCCGATCGAGTGCTTCACTTTCTTCGCCAGCCATGAGGCATCGTCGATTTCAGGCTTGCCGAACCCGTTGAGATAAACAGGTATCTCGGGGTAAAGATCGGGGCGGCCGAGAGCAAGCGTGTAATCCATCGTTGCTTGGCTTCGCTTCGTGCGATTGAGTTCGGCCGTCGCCGCCGCGCGCGCCTCGGCTTCCGTCGCATACGTCTCGGGTAAAACCTTGATGTTGTGGTTATCTTCGCCCCCGACGACGACAGCCTTGCGCTTGGCGCGGCCGGTCGCGTGATAGTGCGCTTTCACGCCGGCATAGTTCTCGCGCTCGGCGACGTGAAAGCGATGTTGGTCGCCTTCCTTTCTCGTCAGCTCGATCGAGTCGAGTTTTGTGCCGCTCGCGGTCGTGCCGTGCCCGATCGGCATGAATAGCAAGTGCGTGTCTTTCACGTTCATCACGGCGTCGTAACGCTTCGCGAGGCGCGTGAGAAACGACATATCGCTCTCGTGCGTCTGGTCGATGTGGGCGATCGCGACTTTCGCCAGGGCGTCGGCGATCGCCGGCTTAAGTCCGTGCTTGCCGGCGATCTTGCGCACGATCGCGCCGATCGTCTCGCCGTGCCAGCTCCGTTCGATGCGCTCGCCGAGTCCCTTCGTGATCGAGGCCGAGCGCGCCCGAACGGTGAGGATATCCGGGGCGCCGCTATGCTCGACTTCATCGACGGTAAAGCTCCCTTTCTCGACGAGGCCGGTGTCGTCCCATCCGATCGCCACGCGCAGCAGGGCGCCGCGCGCGGGGATCGCGAGCTTGCCGTCGGCATCGTCGAGCGTGAAATCGAGCGTGTCGGCTTCGTCCGAGCGCGACTCGGTGAGCGACAGACTCACCAGGCGCGGCGCGATCTTGCTCGTGAGATCGCGGCCGTCGAGCGTGATTTGCGAGATCGGTGTCGGTTGCTTCATGCGTCGGCCTTGCTCTTGTTGTCGTTGGTTTTCACGAGGCCATCATCGACGCGCATGAGGTTGAGCGTGAAATCGACGCGGCGAGGCGTGCCGTCTTTGTCGTGCAGCGTTTGCCCTTCGTCGAGTCCTTCGATCACAAAGGCGCCATACACAGAGCCGGCGCCGTCAACGAGCGCATACGCTTCGCCGTTGTCGCCCATCGTGCGCAGCTCGGCGAGCGATGCGAGCTTGCCGCCGAGTTGACCAGGTGCAAACCAGCCGGTAAGCGTGATCGTGTCATCGCCTGGGCCGGTGAATTGCCGCGCAGCTCGGCCGCCGACGCGCGACGTGCTCGCGTGCTTCCAGCTCGTGCGCCGTTGCAGCTCTTGATACGACAGGTTCGTGAGATCGAAAACGAATTGCCCCAGGCATGCCAGCATCTTTCCTTCTCCGTTCAATCCGACAGGCGCGAGCCGAGGCGCGAGCGCTTCTCACGCTCGATCTTTTGCAGCTCGGCGCGAATTTGATCGCCGATCGCCTTCGCGTCGCCGCCGGTGATGTTGAAAATGTACGTGTCGCCGCCGGCCGCCGATGCCCCGCCGGCCGAATTTCCGGCCGCAGGACGGGCCGCGAGGGCCGGCCGGGTGTCAACGGCTATCCCAGGGCCGCCGAGGGCCGCGCCGGCCGCATTGGCGGCGCCAGGCGCGGCGAAACTCGTTACCGCGAGCGTCGCCAGGCCGACAGCGGCTTTCGCGATGCGCCCTTGCTCGCCTTCCATGCCGAGCGCGGCGCCCTGGGTGATGAATCCGCCCAGCTCGCCGAACACGCGCGAGGGGCTATGAATGCCGAGCTTTTCCTTGAACCATGCAACGGTGCTTCCGGCGACGTTCGTGATCGCCGCTTGCACGGCGCCGAGGCCGCCGGTGATGCCGTTGACGAGGCCGGCGATCAGGTTGCCGCCGAATTCGGAAAACTTCGCCGGCATCTCAATGCCGAAATAGTTCATCACGGCCGCGAACGCCGAATAGAACAGGCCGAGCGGCGACCAGTTGAGCACGAGCTGCGCGACGCCGGCCAGGCCGCCGGCGAACGCCTGTTTAACCTGGTCCCATAGGCCGGCGAAAAATCCCTTGATCGGCTCCCAATAGGTATAGATCGCCACGGCGACGGCCGCGATCGCCGCGACAATGCCGATCGTTGCGGCAGCGAAAATGCCGACAGTCGCCAGGCCGGCCGCGCCGAGTGCCGAGAACGCGAACGCGATCGCGCCGATCGGGGCGAGCACGGCGCCCAGGACAACGAGCAAGCCGCCGATCACGGCCATCACGACAGCGATGATCGCGGCGACTTTCATGAGGCCGCCGGCGAGCCGCGGATTGTCGCGCGCCCATGCGCCCATGCGTTGCGACATATCGCCGAGCCATTCGACGACGGCTTTCGCCTCGGGCGCGACGGATTCGCCGAACGCGACGAGGCCATTCGTGAATGTGCCGCCGGCCGCTTCCCATAGGTTTTTGAGCGTGCCGAGTTGCTTGTTGACGCGCTCTTGCATCGAGGCTTGCGCGGCCATCTTGCCTTGCACTTCCTCATAGCCGGCTTTCCCCTTCTCGATCATCAGCGAGATCACCTGAAGGGTTTCGGCGTCGTCGCCGAAAATCTCTTTCGTCACGCCCAGGCGCTTTTGCGTCGAGAGTCCCTTGAGCTTGTCGAATTGCTTGAACATGTTATCGAGGCCGCCGAATTCGCCTTTACCGTTCGTAAAGTCGAGTTTCATGCCGCCGCCGAGCGCCTTGTTTGCCTTCGCGACTTTCTTCGCGTCCATGCCGAGTTGAAATACCTTGCGGTACGCGTTGCCGGCCGCGCTTCCTTCCATGCCCGATTGATCGGCCATCACCAGCAGGGGCGCGAGCGCCTTCGCGCCGTCGATGCCCTTTTGCTTGATCGTGTCCATCGCGGGGCCGAGCTTGGCGAACCCTTGGAGCATGTTGTTGTCGTCAACGCCGAGCATGAACGCCTTTTGAATGACGTCGGTGAGCGAGAGCATGTCTTTCTCGGTCGTGCGCGTGGCGTCTTGCAGCTTTGCCGTGAATTCGGCCGCCTCGGCGGGCGTTTTCTTGAGCTGCACGGCGAGATACGCGGTCGCTTCGCCCATGCCGCCGAGGATTGATTGCGCGCTGATACCCTGGCGGGTCAGCATCGTCATCATGTCCTGAAAATCGGACGTCGTACCGGGCAGCCGGTCGCCGAGTTTCATCGCGAGCGAGTTGATCTTTTCGAATTCCGGCGGGACCGTGCCGCCGGCGCGCATGAGGGCGCTTGCGAGCTGCGTCGCCGATTCCTCGGCTTTCGCAAAGGCCGCGACAGGAACAAGCGTTGCAGCGCCGACGACGGCGCCGCCGGCCATCATGCCGGCGCCAGTGCCCGCCATCTTGCCGGCGAGTTCTTTCGTCTTGTTCATTCGCTCGCGAGCTTCCGCGAGGCGCTTCGTGCGCGCAGTCAGCTCGGCGAGCTTGGCTTGCTGCGTCGCCATCGTCGCCGTAGTCGCGGCCATCGACGAGCGCAAGGTGCGCTCGTGTTGCGAGAGGTTGCGCGTGTCGATGCCGGCGGCCGACAGGCGATCGCGCAGCTCGCGCACCTTCGTCGCCTGGGTGCCGTGCGCCTGGGTGAGCTGCGCGGCCGTGCGCTTGGCGCGCTCGAATTCCGCTCGCATCGCCTTCGTCGGTGCATCGGTCGAACCGATCGTGCGCGCCAGCTCGGCGACGCGCGTTTGCGCGGCTTGCATATCGCGCTTTGCGCCCACCAGGCCGACGCGCATATCGCGGAACGCGGCGACGTCCTTTTGCGCGGCTTGCAGCTTGCCGAGTTCGGTGCGCGACTCTTTCAGCGACTTCGCGAGTCCCTTGTTGCCGTTCAGGATGTTTCGAATCGGCCGCGTTGCGCCGTCCACCATATCGAACAGCACGCGCAATTTCAGATCGTTCGCCATCGTCATTCGGTCCTATAGGCCGAGCGCACGCGCGCACGCTCACGCCAGTCGGCCAGCTCGGCCAGGGTAAAGCCGTCCATATCGCGCGGGGTCCAATGAAACACGCTCGCTATGTCGGCCATTGCTTCGTCAACGTCGTCGGGTATGCCGTGTTTCAGCGTGCCCGATTCGGCAGCAAAAAATCAGCGAACGCCACCCCCAATTGAACGAGGTCGGCCGGGTCCATTTCGCGCACGTCGAATTCGGTGAGCGTCGGCGACGAGATACGCGGCAACACTTTGCCGAGCGCATCGACGTCGAGATTCACGAGCGCATTGAGCGACGTGCCGCGCAGCTCGCCGGCGGCCGGCTTGCGCAAGGTGATCTCGGTGATCGTTTGTTCGCCGCGCTTGATCGGCGAGTCGAGGGTGATCGTGTTCGGCTTGGCTTGTTCGGACATTTCTTTCTCTGTTTAGGTTTTGGGGTTTGAGGGCTTACGGTGCTCGCCTGGCGCATCACCAGGCGAGCGGGGCGCAGCTCGTCGAGCTGCGTTACAGGCCGATCGCGGTGCGCAGGTCCGCGAGCAGATCGTCGCCGTTGACGATTTCAACCATGTTCACAAAGTCGATCTCGATGATCGTCGCGCCGTTGATCGTGAGCTTGTAATAGCTGCACGACGTCGTAACCTTGAAAGAGGTGTCGTCGCCAGGCTTCGCACTGCCCGCGTCGATCTCCTTATGCCGGCCACGAATGACGATCTCAACGGCATCGGGCTTGCTTTGATCCTCGGCTTGATACGCGCCGGCAAACCGCAGTTGCACGCCGTCGTGTTTCGTCACGCCGTACTTTTCGTAAATGGCGCGCATCAGGCCGCCATACGTATGCACGACTTCGATTTTCTCTTGCCCGAGGTCAATGTCGATCGGGCCATTCATGCCGCCGGATCGGTATTCCTCCATCTTGCGCGAGAGCTTCGGCAGCTCGAATTCAGCGCACTCGCCGCGATAGTTGTCGCCATCTTGAAAGACGTTGAACGCCTTAAGTTTCTTCGGCAAAGCCATGTGTGCTTACTCCTGGTTAAGCCGTGACGCGCGAGGCGAAATCGGCGAGGTAACGGTCGGTGATGCGTTGGCGCAGCATCAAGTTTTCGATCGGCGGTACGGGCGTGTAGTCGTAATCAATCGCGAGCTTGCCGGCCTTGAGCGATTCGACGTCGTTCGCGCTCTCGTCGTACCAGGCCGAGCCGCCGATCAGATAGCCGTTTGCGATCAGCTCGCGGAATTTCGCGTTGATGCTTTCGATCAGGTCGCGCACGAGCGAGGGGTGCAGCGGCTTATCGACATACACCATGTGCGCCTCGGCCATCGTGTCGGCGAGCACTTGCGCGGTGCGCGTGTAGTTCTCGAACATGAACAGCGGATCATCCGAGCACGTATGCGAACCCCAGAAGCGAAAGCCGGTGCCCGAGTTGATAAGCGTCGTCACGTCGTGCTCGTTCAGATAGCCGGCATCGGTCGCGGGGTCTTGCAAGTCCCAAAACACGCTTTTCGTGATGCCCGACACGCCATTAACGCCGACGTTCGAGAGCGTCTTGTGCCAGCCGATTTCCTCGTCGATCTTGGCGCGCAGTCCCATCGCGATCGCCACGGCCGGCGCGTCGATCGTTGCATTCGTTGCCGTGTCCCAGGCTTGGAAATCCGGCCAGATAACCATGACTTCGCGTTGCGAGAACGACTGGCGATAGGTCGTCGCTTCCTCCTTCGTTTGCGCGCCGTTCGCCGACACGTATGCGAACCCGCGCAGCTTTTGCGCGATCGTCGCGAGTGCGATCGCCACGGGTTGCGCATCGGCGCCAGGCACGCCGAGAATGCGCGGCTTGATGCCGAGTTGCGATTGCGCGGTGAGTAGCGCTTGCATGCCGGTAAGTTGTCCATCCGGCGTCGCGGTGCCGATCAGGTTGCTCGTGGTTGCGGCGTCGTCGATGCCAGGCGCAACACGCACGACGACGACAACGGGCTTTGCTTGCCAGGAAATGCCCTTGAGTGCCTTTGCGAGCGTGCCTTGCACGCCGGCCTTGCCGATCGCCGTTTGAACGTTGGTGATAAGCACGGGCTTGTCGAGCGGGAAAGCCGTTACGTCGGCGTCCGAGGCGTGTGCGACCAGGCCGATCACGGCCGTCGCGACGGTGCGGATCGGGCGCGTGCCTCCGCTGATTTCGAGAACGCGCACGCCGTGGTGAAAGTCAGTTGCCATGTGTGATCCTGGTTAAAAGAGGTCAGGGAAAGGGGCGGGTTTGCAGCTCGCGACGCTTGCGGCGTTACGCGGGATCGGCCGGGGTTTCCGGCGCGGGTTCGGGTGTCGGCGGCGTCACGACGGGGATCGGCGCCGGCGGGGGCGTATAGGGGCCGGGTTCCTCGGGCCATACAACGGCGCGCGGGAATGTCTCGCGGGCGATCGCGCGCTTGAGGTCGTCTTGGTAGGCGGTCCAGGCTTGCAGCGTGTAATACCCCTCGGCATCGAGCGTGCCGGCGGCCAGCTCGTCGGCCTTGCCTTCTGTCATCGCCTGGGCTTTCGCCATGCGAACGTCAAACTCGGCCATCGCGGGCGCGCTCGCCTCGGCGAACGGCGTCGGCTCGCTCGGCCAGGTCACGACGTCGGGGAACCCTTCGCGCTGAATGGCGCGCACCAGGTCGAGTTGATAGGCCGACCAGGCGCGAAAGTAATAGGCTTCCTCGATCGACAGCAAGCCGGCCGCCAGTGCGTCGGCTTTGCCCGCGTTCATTGCGCGGGCGTGGTTCATACGCATATCGAATTCGGCCATTGCCGCCGCGCGAACCTTCTGCGCGATCACGGCCGGGTCGATCACCCAGGCGCCATTACGCCAGGCGTATTCGTCCGAAGGGCGCGGCGTTTCGGTCAAGCCGTTCTCGGCGGGCGTCGTGCCGGCGACGAGGATTTCGGCCGCTTGGCCGTTGTCCTGGCGGTACAGCATCCGGCCGCGATAGTCGGGCAAGAGCTTCCAGGCGCCATCGAGATAAAACGGCCATGAGAGCGGCGTGCGCGACGGCAGCTCGTCGGCGGTCGCGAACGCCGGAACGAGCCAGCGGTCGAGGTTGAGCGGGTCCGAGTCGGCAAGTCGGCTCGAAATGTATTCGCCGGTCGTGGCGTCGTATTGATGAATCAGCATGGTCGAGTCCTTAGTAAGCGCGAATCACGGCGAGCAGGGCGATGTTTCGGGGCCGTGCTTCATTGCCGCCATCGCCGTTGACGGTGATTCCGTGGGTGTGATTGCCAGCGCCGCCGATGCCGACGTTGTGCCCGTGCGTGCCGGCGCCGTCCGTGTCAAAACCGTGTCCGTGCGCGCCGTTCCAGCTCGTGTACGGTTGCCGCGCGTTGTCGATCGAGAACCAGCTCGACGCCCCGCCTCGATCGGTGTCGGGGTTGGACCAGGCCGGAACGTTCTGGTCCAAGATGTGTTGGTGATCGCCGACGCCGTAGGTGTTGCCGTGGTGCCCGTGCCAGCCTTGCGAATCGGTCCATGCGCTATGGACGTGATCGCCGACAGCCGCCGCGCTTGCGCCGTGCGCGTGCCAGATGTTTTGTGTGCCTTGATACGTGCCGATGCCGCGACTTCCATCGGCGCCGCGTGCGTCATCCCAACAGCGCAGGAATTCGCCGCGCAGCTCGGGAATTCGAAACGTCGTCGTGCCGTTGCCGGTCGAGAAACAGCCCCAGTAATTCGCCGACCAGCTCGCCTCGGCGACGATGCAGCCGCTTGCCTGGGCGTAAGCCCACAGTGCCGGATAATCGGCGCGATTCAATAGCGCCCCGTTGCATTTGAGAAAGCCGGCGCGCGCGGTCGTGCGAGGCTCGAAAATGATTTGGCCGACCATTGCATTCGCGATCGCCGACGCGACAAAGGCAGTCGTCGCGACTTTGTTCGATACGTCGCCGGCCGCCGGGCCTTGCGCGGTAATCAGGCCGCCGACGTCGAGCGCGCCACGAAAGCCGGCATTTCCCGTGCGCGTATCGAACCAGTGCGAAAACTCGGTTTTCGGCACGGCCATACCGTCGATATTCGGGCCGAACCCGATGCCGAACCAGGAACGCAGTGCGACGTTGTTTGTCGTTTTCGAGGCGTTGTCGCCGTTGCCCGCCTCGAACGTGCCAGGGCTACCGGCCGCGCTAGTGACTTTGAATGAACCCGATGTGCCCACGGGGCCGGCGAAGTCAGCGCCGGCGAGGTTCGCTTTCTTGTCGAGCTGCGTTTTGAGCGTCGCGGGCGTTACGGCGCGCGATGCGTCGGTGCCGGCGGTCGTTTCGTCTTGCGTCGCCAGCTCGATCACGCCTTGCCGTTCGGTCGTCGCCGGCGGGTTCGTGAAAGACGCGTCGCCGAATGTGAGCGTCGCCGCGTCGATCGTCGTGAATTGCAGGTCAGCCGACAGCAGCAGCATTGCCGCCGCCGCCTTTTCCATGATCGGCGTTGCCTGGCTATAGACGGCCGCGAGCACGCCGTTTTCGAGATACAGGCCAAACCCGTACAGCGTGAATTGATCGTCGGTGTCATCTTTCAACGTCACATGGATCGTGTCGAAAGCGACGTTCTCGCCGGCGAATGTCGTGATGCGCTTGCGCTCATTCGGCAGCGCGACGAGCGACGGGTCGGCAGCGTTGAAAGAGGCGGTCGCGAGGCCGATCTCGACGATCTTGTGCGCGTTCGTGCCATCGTTCGCCGGCGCGACGAGCGCCGCGCGCCCCGCGTCGGTGATGTAAATAAGAGTGCCGGCCATAGGTCAGATATCCGTGAGAGAAAGACGGCGATAGAGGGCGGGCCGCACGGCGACGGCGACGCCTTGCTTGCCCTGCATCGCGAAACCCTGGGTGAATGAGTAGTGCGCGCGCACGGGCTTCGTGCGGTCGATCTCCGCGAGGATGTCGTCGACGAAAGCAGCGGTCGGAGCTTCGCCGTCGCGACTACTCACGGTCATCACGACGTCGAACGTACCTGGCACGCCTGGCGGGTTCAGCTCGAACCATTCGCGCAGGGCGATGTTTGCGCCGAACGCGGCGACGACTTCGCGCACGGCCGCAGCGGTGCCGTTTTTACGGGCGATCGAAATTGCAGCCTTGACGCGGGCGCGCTTCACTTGCTCGGGCCAATAGTTTTTCCATGCGTCGATGCCGACGTGCCAGGCGAGCCAGGGCAGCAGCTCGGCGGGGATCGTGTCGGGGTCCATCAAGCGGGCGATCGGCGTCGCCACGTCGCACGCCTCGGCCATCACGGCCGCGAGCTTGCGCTCGGTACTCGTCGAATTCGGCGCGAGCAGATCACTCATAAACGCCTCCGTCGATCAGCTCGATCGAGGTGCAATACGCGGCTTGTTCCTTCGATACCGCGATGCCGTCGAGCGGCGTTTCGAGAATCACCTTTTGCACGCCTGGCGCGCGCATTGCGGCATACAGGCCGTCTAACGTGACTTCCATTCCGAGCCGGTGCATGTCGTCGGTGTATGCGGCCGTGCGCTTTTGCGCCTCGGCGAGCGCGACGGCGCGATCGGGGCCGGCGAAAAACTTGAGCGTCGCGCGCACCTGATACGGCAACACTTCGGCGCCTTGCACGATCACTTGATCGGTGAGCGGGCGCACGTTATCGGCTTGGAGAGCGAGCGTTACCTTGTCGATCAAGTCTTGCGTCGGCGTGCCGTCGCCGAGGCGCGAGAGCACAGTAACGACTACCTGGCACGGCGCGGGGCTTGTCGCCGTCGCATCGAGCACGCGGCCATCGGTGTTCAGCGCGTGCGAGATATAGGCGCCTTCCGGGCCGGCGACGGAATAGCCTTGCGGCGCGAGCTGCGTGCGCTTGCGCAAGTCGGTGTCGCTCTCATAAACGCCGTCGATATCGTTCTCGGGGTCCGGCTCGACGATCGTGAGCTTTGCGATTCCGAACAGCGCCGCCAGGTGTTCGAGGTTGGTGCCGGTCGCATAGGCGAGCATCACAGAGCGCGCGGCATCGTTCACGCGTTGACGAAACACAACTTCGCGATAAGCGTTCTCTTGCAAAAGAATGTTCATCGGCTCGGATTCGAGCGCGAGGGCCGCCGCGACGTCGGCTTGTTGATCGGCCGGATAGAGCGACACGAGTTTCGCCTTGCGCTCGGCGAGGATCGTTTCATAGTCGATCGTTTCGACGATATCGGGCGATTCCAGGCGCGACAGATCAATCGGGGTTGCGCTCATGCCGCGCCCCCGTTCGTGAGCTGCACGCGGGTCGAAACCAGGTCGGCCGAAAGCGTTGTCGTGCCTTCAATATCGACGGCTTGCACGCCCGACACGACGGTCGAGGTGTCGATCGTGAGAGATACGCGAGTAAGTTTCAAGCGAGGTTCCCATTGCATCAGGGCAGTCGCGACGGCCGCATACAGGCGCACGCGCGTCGCCGCGTTGTTAGGGGCGTCGATCAGCTCGGGCAGCTCGGAACCAAAGTTGCGGCGAGCGATGCGCGTGCCGAGCGGCGTCGTGAGAATTTTCTCGATCGACTGATACAGGTGATCGAGGCCGGTCGTTGCTTCGCCGGTCGAGGCTTTCATTCCAATCATTGCGGGTCGCTCACAAGTTGGCCGTCGCCTTGCTCGCGGTGCTTGTGCTTCGGCAAGCTAATGCCTTGCGACTTCACTTCGCCCGTGAAATCGGCCGCGCCGTTAATCTGCATCGTTGCGCCGGCGGTGCCGCCCTTGCCGGTCATTCCCGACTCGAACGCAAACGGGCCTTTCACGGTCATCGAGCGGGTTACTTCGACGTCAGCATCGAGCGTTACCTTGTCGGCTTGCACGAGCGCCGTTTCGGTTTGCACGGTCACAGAGCCAGGCGCGACGATCGACACGGTTGCGCCGGCCGGCAACACGGCTTGGAGAGAGTGCGCGGCCGAGTCGTACTCGACGAGCGCGCCGTCGCGGTACACGCGCAGGTGTTTATTCGGGTCGGTGCTCGGCGCCGGGAAATCTTCGGAATAGAAACCGCGCAGCGCGACGGCTTGCGCGAGATCGCCGCTCGGGCAGATCAGCATTACGCCTTCGCCCATCGAGGGCGCTTGCCACTCGATGGTTTCTCCGGCGAAAGGCATGAACCATTGAATCCAGTCGGTAGTTAAATCGCCGCTCTCGACACGACACAGCGCGCCCGACAGACCTATCACGGTGCCTTTGCGTGCGACGTTTAGAAATTGGCGTGTGGATTCGTTTGAGTTCATGCCTCCATGTTGCAAGGCACGCACGCGCGAGTCACGCTAACGGCTTTGTATGTGCCTCGGGCACATAGTTAGGGAAACGAACGCTTATTTAACGATGTGTTTGAGCAACAGATCGCGAATGAGATCGAGGTCGTCGGGGGTAAAGCCGAGCAACACGCGAGCGTCGTATTGATACTCGGGGCCGCCTGGCGCGACGCGATCGGTCCCGCCGTACTGGTGTACGCGTGCGACGCGTGCCACGCGGCCGACAAACCCGACAGCGAGGCCGGTCGAATCCGACTCGGCGCGCAGATAACGCGCCTGGCGCAGCTTCGCGAACATCGCCGCGCGCTTGATCTTGCCTTGCTTGCCGCGCAGTTTCTTCACATGGCGCGGCTTGCGCGCGGCATACGCCGAGCCATCGGGGTTCCGTTGCGCCGCGATGCGCGCTTGTTGTCGCTTGCGCAGCTCGCGCGCGATCTCGCGCAGAGCTGCGCGCCTGGCGGGGGCTTCGAGCTGCGTGAGCAAGCCGCCCGCCCACGATTCGAGCGCGGTGAGATCGTCCATTAGCCGATGAAACTATCGAGGTTCCACTCGAACACGGGTTCGTCGATATGCGTGATCGTCTGCGCGCCCTGGTCGTCGGCGCCGACGACGACGCTCTCGGACAGTTGCAGCTTGATCGACAAGTCGCATGTGTCGTTCGTGAGGTGTTCGGCTTCGAAAGAAATGCCGTCTTTGCGTGTTGTCTCGTTCGAGAGCAAGTCGGATTGGTTGCGCTTGACCCAGGCGAGCAGCGCGACGAAAACGGCGTCGGCGTCGCCGGCAAAGTCGAGCAGGATCGCATTAAGCGTAAAGCGATACTCGAACGAGAGCGAGGGCGCGTCGGTTGCGATCACGCGGCCGGCGTCGATAAACACGAGCAGCTTGTCGGGGTCCGTCGCGAGCGACGGCAGCGCGGCCGTGAGCGCCGTGCGAAACGAGTTCGCCTTATTCATGGGTTGCCTCAGTGAGAGCCGGCGAGCGGCGCGCCTGGCACGCGAGAATCGAATCGACGCGGGCCGCGCAGTCGCGCCAGGCCGCGCGCGCGACGTCGAGCGCGTCGGCCAGCTCGCCGTTATTGCGCGGGGCCATTGCCGGCAGCGTGCAAACCGTGATCGGCGCGCACGGGTCCGGGGGCGTCGGCTCCGGTTTGCGCGGGGCTTGCATACAGCCGCACAACATCAGCAGGGAGAGCGCCAGCAGCCCAGGCGCGCACGGTCGCGTTTTCATCTTTCAATGCCTCGATCTCGGATTTACGGGCCGCCAGGTCGGCGGCGATGCCCTGGCGTTTCGCTTCGAGCTGCGCGAGCTGGCGGGCGTGCTCGCGCGCCTGGTCTTGCAGCGCGACGAGCTGCGCGTCGCGGCGCTCGACAGTCTCTTTCGCCGTGTGCGCGTCGCCTTGGGCCGTTTCAAGCTCGGCGCGCAGGGCGCGAACGTATTGCCAGGCGCCGAACGCGACGGCGATCGCCACCAGGCCGGCGACGAGGCGCACGGCGATCGCGTTCATGCCGCCGCCTTGTCGAGCGCGGTATAGCGCGCGTATGCCTGGGCGAGCTTCGCGTCGTACAGATTGCGGGCGTAATCCGGGCCGTTGTAGCCCTTGGCGAATGCCGCCCACTTCTTACCCTTCAGCGCAGAAAGCAAAGCCGTGTCGGCCGCGATGAACCGCACGAACGCGTCGAGGTGATCGGCTTCGGATCGGTACATGCGCGACACGAAATCGTCGATGCTCGAATAGTCGAGGGCTTTCCAGTGATAGCCCATGATTTGAAACGCGCCCCAGCTCGCCGACTCGTGCGCGGCGTCCGAATTCAGGCGCGCGGCATCCTTGAGGCGCGAGTACTCCGAGGCGCCGCCCATGTATCCGCCGCGCGTGCTCGAAACGACGTTCGGATATTTCGCGGCGAGCGCGTCGGCGTCGATCGTGCGGGCCTTCAATTCCCTGTAGAACACATGCCGCTCGAACAGCATCACGGGCCGGCCATCACCAGGCAAGAAACCTTGCCCGCGCGACTCGACTTCGTTGACGGCGCGAATCGCCGCGACAGGCACGCCGAGGGTTTCGGCCGCTTGCACGAGATCGCGGTCGGACAGGTGCGCCGAGAGCGCCGCGCCAGGTAGCGCGATCATCGTTTTCGGGCCGGCGATGCCGTCGATCACGAGGCCGCGATCGCGTTGCAACGTCATAACCGCGGATTCCGTCTCATGGTCGAAAACGTGCGTCGGCGGGACAGGATAGCCGGCGCGTGTGAGGCGCTTTTGCAGCAAGAGCACGTCGTCGCCGGTGTCGCCATATCTCAGAATCATCGTTGCTTACTCCACAGACGGCCGCAGCAGTCGAGCGACGTTGCCGCGCGAGCCGAACACCAGGACAGAGAAAAGGGCAGCTCGTGCCGCTTCGAACACGCCGACAGTTTTCGCGTGCATCACCAGCTCGATCGCCGAGCCGCCGAGCGCGACGAGCAACAGCCAGGCGAACCATGAAACGTGATGCCGATGCCGCGCGCCGTCGCGGCGATAGGCCAGGATGCGCAGGGCGGCGACGCTATACGCGATCAGAGCGATCAATGCGAGGGGGTTTTGCATCATGGTTCAGCCCTTCTTAAAGAGCGCCAACAGGTCGAACGTTTTCACGCGCTCGATCAGTTGCAGCGTTACCGTGATCGCCAGGGCAGCGGCGAAAAACGCGGCGACGCCGGTGCTTTTGATTGGGGTCGAGCCGACCAGCTCGGGCGCCGCGATGTATCCGGCGATCAGCGAGATCACCAGGTAAGCGAAGCGCTTGCCGAGCGACAGGTCTTTCGACGTCACGACGACGAGCGCGGCGCCGGTAAATGCGCCGATCAGCGCGTTACCGTCGATGCCTGGAAACAGGCTTGCGAAACCGATGCCGGCCGATACAGCGGCGAGCGCGGTGCTACTAGGTTCGGCCATATCGGCGACTCCTGGTTAGTCGAAAAGGTTGACGAGCTTGACCGTCGATTGGTCGTTCGGCGCGTCAGGGAGATCCACGGCGTAACCGTGCGGCAATACCGGGCCGAGATCAGCGAGGCCGGCATTGAGTTCGAGCGTCGCCTCGACGACGCCTTGCGTGCGTCCGAGGTGTCGATAACAGAGGGCGTCAACGGTGTCGCCCTGGCGTGCGATTACGCGCATGTCAGATCAGCTCGATCGTTACGCGCGGGGCGCCGCGCATGTCGTTGAGGGCGTTGCGCGCGTTGCGTCGATCGGCGTCGATCGTCGTCTCGCGCTCGTCGGCGTCATTCGCGCCCGACTTGGTGCCGTCGAAATCGCGATATTTCTCGGTGAGATCGGCGCGCGCCAGGAAATAGACGGCGCGACGATAGCGCGCGAGCTGCACGCTTTCGCCGCCGATGTTGTCGGCCGGCAGCTCGGCGAGCGACGCAACGCCGGCCGCCTGGTGTTCTGCGCGCCAGGTCGCGAGATCGCGATTCACTTCGTCGATCGCGTCGATCACAGACGAGCGCAGCCGCGCATGTGTCACGGTGCCATCGAGGCGCACGGCGCCGCGCATATCGGCGAGGTCGATAGAGGGAAACCAGGCGATGTTTTCGACGATCAGCGCGTCGGCCGGCGGGGGCGTCTCGGGCGTGTTGGTCGGTGAGGCGATCGCGTTAAAGCTCGTCATAGTTTCAGCTCGGAAAAGTGAGGCGGTGAGCCGGCGTCGGATCGCGTACCGCTAGGCGTTGCGATCGTCAGCCGGCGCCGCCTCGGCCGGGGTTGGCTCCTTACTTGCGGCCGGCAGCGGTGCCGGTCGCATTGCAGGCTTTTTCAAGCCGTGCAATGTCTTGCTTCACGCCGGCGCGCGCATCGAGGTCGAGCGCTCGGCGTAGGTGTTCGAGGGCGGCCGGCGCATTGCCGTCGCGTTCGGCCGTGTAGCCTAGGGCTTTATGCAATTTCGCGCGCACCTGGTCGTGCATGTCGGCCGACTCGGTGAGCTTCGCGATCTCGTCGAGCTGCGCGGCATCGACGCGAATAAACATCGCGCCTTTCTTGAACGATGCGAGCGCCGCCTCGGCGAATTCCTCGGCGATCGCGGTCGCGAGCGGCCGGTCGTATTGATCGGGCAAGGTCATCCGGTGCGCGATCGCGTACCGGGCGATATCGAGCGCGCCGGCAAAGTCGCCGACGTCGATGCGCCAGATCATCACGCTCGTTAAAACATCGTCCTGGGCGCCCCGCCCGCCACTCAGCGCGCCGGTCACGTAATCCACGTAATCCGGCAACAGCTCGTCTCGTTTCACCTTGATCTTTTGCAAGATCGAGGCGATCGACTTGAGCCGCCGGCGATCGGTCGAGAGCTTCACGAGCATCAGCTCGTAAGCACTGGCGCCGGCGAGCGATTCGCCAGGCGCCGCCGAGGCCGCAGCCTTCTCGGCCATCACGCGCGCAAAGTGACGTTGAGCGGGGCTTTTCATCGGCTTACGCTCCCGCCGGTTCGGTGATGTTTTCCACCAGGCAGCCGGCGCCGAAATCCTCGACGACATACGCATCGTTGCTCGACTCGAAATTCTCGATGCGATCGCGCTTTGCGTTCTCGACGACGGTGCGACGGCGTGCGCCTTCCTGGTAGTACAGCGACAGGTTATCGAGGCGCGTGATGAAAATTGCATCGGCCGGGAAGTACGGAACCGTTACAGCCGGCAAGCCGCCGACACGCTTTTGCGAGATCACCAGGTCGCCCGCGACTTGTTCCGTCGCAGGGTTGTCGCGATTGATGATCGGGAAATACTTGTCGTGCATCAGGGCATCGCCCAGGATCGCGACGAGCTGCGTGTCTTGACGGTGCCACGGATCGACGAGCGAGCTTTTCGCGTCGTACACCAGGGCGTCGAGGTTGCGATAGTCGGCCGACGCGTCAGCGCCGACGACGATCGAGCCGGCAACTTTGCCATCCTTCATCACGCGTTGCGCGG